GGGGAATTTTATTGAAATCTGAACTTCATCTCATTCTCACTACTTGTATTATCTCCACCGAATCTCCTACATTCCAGAGAGAAGCGGACAAGGCAACCTCACTGGGCAAGTTGGTACTGCACATGACAACACTTTGCTTATGTTGTTTGTGTTTGCGTTTTGCTTCATCAAAATTGTTGGTGAAGATTTTGTTAAATTTCAGGCTGAAACTCGTCCTGTTTGTTTGGGCGATGATTGCACCTTCACTGTTTCTGATGAAGTTAATGCTAAAGCCGGTGGAAATTATGGTGTGCGTATGGCAGAGGTTGCCTATGAAGAGTTAGGGGTGGTTTTTGAATCTCCGTGTTGGGAGGCACGTGAATTTCATCACCTTGGCTTTTTGTCAATGCATTTTCGTTATGATGAGGAACACAGGATGTGGTTTCATGTCATTAACCCTGATAAATTGTACTCAAATCTCCTTCAAGGGGGTACGACCAGAGAGCCTGTTGAACAGGTGCAGCGTATCTCAAACATGAGAAATGTTGTGTGGGGTGATCCACGCTTGAGGCAAGATTTTGAGAATATTTATTTTCGTTATGTTACGCATTGGAATCGCTTTTTGGAAGGAAGTGAAGCCTGGGAAACTGCTAAGAAATCCTTTGTGCCTGACGCTTGGTTAGAACGGCTTTACACTGGTTATGAATCGCTAGAAGATGGTGAGTTCAACTGGAGTGAAGCTCAGTATAAAGCGTCAGTTATTGGAGATGCAGCTGTGGCTGCTTAGCAGTGCGCTCACTGTCCGGTGCCCCAGATCGGACAAAAGTGATTTATGCGTGGAAGAATTTATTCTGATAGAGAAATTTGGACTGAGAGGTTTGTTAAACCCGATAAGAACTACGTACATCCGATACTTGAACCAGGTTACAAGCTTGTTAAGCGTGTGACAGATCAATTACCGGAACATCCAAATAGGCAACTTGAGCGAGATCGAGATTTGCATTGGAAAAGAGAAGCGTGGAAGCAAAAAGAGTCCAAAAACTTTGATCAACTACTCGGAAAAGGAGCAGGAATCGAAGTTCATTACGAGAAAAAGATTAACGAGTCGCCTGGAAAAGAAAATTTTGTTGACTACGTTAATA